GGCAGCACAGGAGGATCGACCACATCTTCTCAGAATACCTTTAGTACCACATTTTCTCTTACTGCTAGTGGCGGGACCGGCGGCAACGGAGGAAGTGGTAATGGGTTTCAAGGCACTGGCGGCACTGCTTCAGGAGGAGATATAAACACAACAGGCGGAGGATCTGGCGGGCAAATTTCAGATGGCGCAGCAGCACCTAATGGAGGATCTGCACAGACTACAAAAGGTGGTACCGGTAATCCACCTGGAGGCGGCGGCGCTGGTGGTAACTTTAACTCTGGCACCGGTTCACCCGGTGGTGCAGGTGCTGCGGGTCAAGTTAAGTTCTCATATTCATAATGATAAAATCTCAATTCCAAAAACACGAAAATGTGTATTGGTTAAAAATGGTATTTGAAAATGCGGAAGATGTGTTAGAGATGCATCACCATGGACCAAAGAACTATCATGATACAGTTGTTATTAATGGAAGTATAGAGGTATATGGACCAAACAAAGAATGGCTATATACTGCCAATGCAGGAGATTTTTTGTATTATACGGATGATAAACAACATCATGAAATTAAAGCACTAGAAAACAATACAGTCATATTGAACTTATATCGTAATCCTATGTCACAAACTGATGATCTTCTTGGTCAATGGTTATAATATAAATAGCAAGAAACAATAGGAAGAAGCAATGGCAGTTCCAAACTCAAGAGAACAGTTTAAATCTTATATTCTAAGACGCTTGGGTGCGCCTGTAATTGATATCAACGTTGATGATGATCAGGTAGAGGATAGGATTGACGAAGCACTCACCTTCTTTTGGGACTATCACTTCGAAGGTACAGAGAAGACTTACTACAAGTATCAAGTCCAACCACAAGATATCGAAAATCAGTATATCACTCTACCATCAAATATTATCGGCGCGATCAATCTATTCCCTGTTGGTGAATCATTATCAACAAACAATCTGTTCAACATTCGTTACCAGATCACATTGAACGATCTATATGACTTGACTGCTACAACGATGGTGCCATACTATCTCGCTATGCAGCATATCCAATTCCTTGAACAACTTCTAGTTGGCCAGCAACCACTTCGTTTCAATCGCTATAATAACATTTTGTATCTAGATATGGCTTGGGACATTGTACAACCAGGAAGTTTCTTAATCGTTGAAGCATATCAGATCATAGATCCAAATGTATATGGCGCAGTATGGGGTGATCGCTGGTTGATTCGTTATGCTGCTGCTCTTGTCAAGAGACAATGGGGCGACAATCTTACTAAATACACTGGGATTAATCTTCCCGGCGGTAACAAGTTCAACGGCGACAAGATTCGAGACGATGCCCAAAAAGAAGTGGAAGAACTGGAGCAAGAGATGTATTCGTCTTGGAGTCTCCCGGTCGGAGATATGATCGGTTAGTGCGCTTAAAAATAAATATATTGAATTATAATTTTATATATGTTATACTTGTGTGTCACGGCGTAGCAGCGCCCACACACTCTAACGCTAGATAGGAGCATCAGCATGACTATTTATATTGAAGATTATGTTGTAGAGTGTATATCTTCCAATAAAAAGGTAAGTGGCCACAAACTAAAGCAACTAGACTACAGATTATTGCCGGAGTTATACTGCAAAGCAAAAAACATCACTATGCCTGTTTGTGCTATGTGTGAAAAGTTTTGCTGTTTCAAGTCGATAGCAAAGGGCTTTGGAAAGTATTGTGGCAAAGAATGTGCTATGCTTGCTTTGTCTGATAGAAACAAAAAAACAAATGCAGACAAGAACAAAGCATTGTCTGAAAAAAATCTACAAGACTTAAGACCAACTTTACTTGTTCTGTATCAATTTTATATTGACAATCCTTTGATGACGATCAAGGAGGTTGCAGAAACACACAACTTTCCTTATAGTACATTTCGAAAGTTTCTCATTAGAGAAAATCTATTAGATGTTGGCAGACGTAGTAAAATCAAAAAACATAAAATAGATAAAGAGTTCGCGAACATAAATTCTTTTCTTGATGATGTAGAAACACACATCAATAACGGAAAGAGTAGCAAAGAAATTGCATCTTTAGCTGGATGTAGTAAAAATTACATGCACGTATATCTACGAAAACAAGGATTCAACTTTTCTCGAAATAACATATCCTCATATGAGAATATGATATGTTCGATCATTGAAGATTTTGGATATACTTCACTGTGCAATACAAGATCAGTAATATCGCCTATGGAGTTGGACATATACGTCCTGGAAAAGTCTGTTGCAATAGAAGTCAATGGCGTATACTGGCACGATTCTTCAGATCAAGCAAGATCACAAAAAGAAAAAAACTATCACAAAAATAAAACAGATCGTTGTAGAGATAAAGGTATAAGACTATTACACTTCACTGATGTTGAAATTGAAAATAAGTATAGTATAGTCAAATCAATCATAGGATCTGCTCTAGGACAATCAAAAATTATTGGCGCTAGAAAATGTGACATTCGCGAAATAGACAACACAACATATAAAAATTTCTGCAACGACAATCACATACAAGGATATGCTCCCGCGTCTGTCAAGCTGGGTCTATTCTTTGAAAACAGATTAGTATCGATAATATCTTACGGAAAACCAAGATTTAACAAGCAATACGAATATGAACTCATTCGTTATTGCAATATTATCGATCATTCTGTTATGGGTGGATCATCCAAACTTCATAAACATTTTATGAAAAGATATAATCCTAAAAGTATTATCAGTTATTCACAGAGAAGATTATTTGCAGGAAATCTATATGAAAATATAGGTATGCATCATTCTCACACATCCGAACCAAACTATATTTGGGTCAATAAGAATGGAGAAACCAAAAGTAGGTATCAGTCACAGAAGCATAAACTCAATACATTATTGACTGAAAACGAGTATATGAAAGCAAATGGTTACTTCAAGATATATGACAGTGGTAATGATGTCTACTTGCAACAACTATGTACCTAACCAACTTTAAGCCTACATCCTGTATTATATACACATCCTAAAGATTGTCAAGAGGTTTTCTATAAATAGATTATAAAACAATCTTTAGGATCACCAAAAGTGTCGACCAATTTTTTCTTCAGAAATTCTGATTACAATCCTGAGCAGAACCTGTTACAGAATTTAGCAGACGAAATGATTCAAATTTTCGGTATAGATTGCTATTATCTTCCGAGAACAACAAATTATGTTGATAAGTTATTTGATGAAGCACCAACATCTTCATTCAATGTCGCAATTCCTCTTGAAATGTATATCAACGATTATGAGGGATTCCAAGGCGAAGGCGACCTACTCAGCAAGTTCGGGTTAAACGTAGCAGACAAACTTACATTGTCTGTCAGTCGCCGTAGATTCGCAGAAGACATTGGTAGAATTTATAATTTGATTCGCCCACAAGAAGGCGATCTTGTTTACTTTCCCTTCACAACTGGTATTTTTGAAATCAAGTTTGTTGAACACGAAAGATCATTCTATCAGACCGGATCACTTCAGTATTTTGAATTGCAACTAGAGAAGTTCAACTACGATTCTGAACAGTTCAATACTGGTATCGCAAACATTGATTCNGTTCAACAGAACTATTCGGTGGCAGACAGCAACTTTGAATATCTCACCGAAGTTGGCCAAAGTCTTATTACTGAAAACAATTATGATGTTGTACAGGAAATATTTACACTTGATGAAATTGATCCTTCATCACAAAACGAAGAACTTGAGTTGTTGGCAAATACCTTTGTTGACTGGTCGATTACAAATCCTTTTGGAAACGATATTTAAGGAGTATGTGTTATTTTCGGTAATAAATTTTACTTCGGCAGTATCAGAAAGTACATCGTGCTGTTTGGATCATTGTTCAATGATGTTCTCATTGATCGTATAAACGAAGCCGGAGATGCAGTAGATACACTAAAGGTTCCACTATCATATGGACCAAAAGATCGTTATCTAGTTCGTTTGCAAGAGAACCCAGACTTGTTGCGCCAAATCAATCAAGTTCTTCCTAGAATGTCTTTTGAAATAAAAAGCGTGGAATATGATCGTGACAGAAAATTAAACACTATTGGTAAAAATAAGAATTTGACCAACAGTGGCGATGTTCTTGGTTATCAATATAATCCTGTACCTTACAATTTCAATATCGATCTATCAATTCTTGCCAGAAACGCGGATGATGCTTGTCGAATTGTGGAACAGATTTTGCCTTTTTTTAAGCCAGAATGGACAACAGCGATCAATCTCATTCCAGAAATGGGAATTGTAATGGACATTCCTATTGTATTGAAAAACATCAATTACGAAGATACCTATGAAGCCAGTTTCAATGATCGTTATGCCATCATCTGGAATCTACAATTTGTTCTGAAAGGATATCTGTTTGGTCCAATCTCAACGCAAGGTGTTATCAAAACTATCGATATCAATTTTCACGAAACAAATTGTATAGAAAATTATATCGATGCACCAACTGTTGAACAGGTTATCATAACACCTGGGTTAGATGCAAATGGCAATCCAACAAGCAATGCTTCTCTTTCTATTCCTTTATCACAAATAGAAGCCAATAGCAACTATGGTTACATAAAAGATTGGTTTACAAACATCGGGTGATCTATGAACATAGCAAATAATCAAATCATTTCACAAAAACTAGGGTTAAGCCCAATGAACGACTCNGTTGGGTTTCCGACAAAGAAGATACCAACACAGGCTATTCTTGTTCAAGATGAATCTCAAACTAATGCGGAGAACGATTACGACTTTGCGCGTAAGAATCTCTATGACATCATCGAAGCAGGTCAGGAAGCACTCACAGACATGCTGGAGTTCGCAAAGCAGTCCCAGTCGGCATCTGCATATGAAGTTGTTGGTACGCTGGTAAACGGCTTGGTGTCAGCAAACCAGAAACTTCTAAATCTCAGCAAGCAAGTCAAAGAAATCCAGAAGATGGATAAAACACCAGAAGAAAGCGAAAAGACCGGTGGAAATGTGACAAACAATCTGTTTGTAGGAACGACCGCCGATTTACACAAATTGCTTAAGGGTGAATAACATTTGGACTTGTCATATACAAAATCATCATAGGAATTGTCAATGGATTCATACATGAATAAAAGGGAGTACTATTTAGGAAACCAAAACTTGAAAGCNGTNAANGTTCCTGTTGAATGGGATTTAGATAAGGTAAAAGAGTTTAAAAAGTGTGCTGAAGATCAAATCTACTTTATTAAAACATATTGTAAGATTGTTAGTGTTGACGATGGCTTAATCAACTTTAATCTTTGGCCATTTCAAGAAAACATGGTCAACACGTTTGAAGACAATCGTTTCTCTATTTGCAAACTTTTGCGTCAGTGTGGTAAAACCACAACAGTTTGCGCTTACATGTTACATAAACTTCTTTTCAATAAAAACTATGCTATTGCTATTCTTGCCAACAAAGATATGCAAGCCCGAGAAATCCTCAATCGTGTGAAGTTGATGTTCGAGCATCTTCCTAAATGGTTGCAGCAAGGCGTGAAGCGTTGGAATGAAGGTGACATTGAACTAGAAAATGGATCGAAAGCACTCGCATCAGCCACCGGTGGTTCTGCTGTTCGTGGTAAAACGTTCTCGTTACTATACCTTGATGAATTTGCATTCGTTCCAAACAACATTCAAGAATCATTCTTCGCTTCAGTCTATCCTACGATCACTTCAGGTAAAACAACTAAAGTTATCATCACATCAACACCGAACGGTATGAACCTTTTCTATAAGTTGTGGTCGGACTCAGAGCAAGGGCGCAACACATACGTTCG